ACATTATAACTATTCTGGCACTACTTCACCGCTTCAAGTTTCTTACCCAGATAATGGCACCTTATTTGAAATATATGATGATAGCGTAAGCAAGCAATTTAATTTTGCCTATCCCGCCAACAAACCGCTAGAGATTTTTGCTTCAGAAGATTTAACTTACAATCTAGAAGAGAAATGCCTTGAAATTAATAAAACGGCCTCTGCAGCCTCTAAGAGCGTGGTTGTAGTAGATGCCATAGCAATTCCTGCAGGATTTGATCTAGACTCCTCTAAGATAGAATGGAGCGGCGATAATGGGGTCTCTGTAAGAACCTCTACCGATGGAACAACATGGCAAGCATGTGCTAATGGAAGATCAATTCCTCAATTTAAATTAGGATCATTTAGTTCTGAAAGAACCCTTTATCTTGAGATAACATTTACATCCTCAGACACATCCAAATTTATTCCAAGACTTTATAATCTACTTCTATGCTTTTATAAAGATCAAATACTTTATTCAATAAGCAACCCTGACTATATTTATACAATAGAAAGCACCCCTGGATTTGCTTCAAAGGATATAACTCTAGGAAGAATTAAGTACCCCATTTTATCCCGCCAAAAGCTAAATGGAGTCACAACGGCAGACGGAGCAGGATTTAAAATTAACACGGCAGAATCAATAAAAACAATAGAGCTATTTTTAACCCTGTCAGACCTTACAGCAAACTCTATTATATCAAGCACAGCAAGCGGGGATTTTGTATCGGCAGGATACTCTTGGGCTGCTAATGGAACTATTACTAAATCTAATATATCTGCTATTTATGTCAATGGGATAGACAGAACATCTCAGACAAATGTAAATTCTGTATTTACAGCAAATGAGCTTTATCATGTTGTAATTGTAACAAGCGGACCAATTACAGGTCAGATACTATTTAATCATGCAGCAACAGGTGGCCCTTCTAGTCTATATCAATACATCGCTTATTACCCAACCCCATTTACAGCCCCTACTGCGTTATCTCACTACAACATGCACATAGGAAGATCCGCCACAGTAGCAGACGATTCGTCCATAACATTGACAGAAAACTCTGTAGAGTTCTACGACAATGACTGGATTGTACTTCAAAACAAATAATTTGTCTTATTGGTTGACAAAAGCTGGACTTTAGCAGGAAGTAATGGTAAAATAAATTACTATGGATATTAACCGCATTAACAGCAAAGTCCTTGAAGAAGAAACAACTCTTGGGATATATGTTTGGGAAATGCCCGATGGCAGATGGATTGGAGACGACAATGGCAACTTTCTTTCGATCACGTCAAAAAAAGGAAATAGATCCAAGGTCGATGCTTTGGCTAGAGAAGTTCGCTCATTCGGTATATACGAAGGCGGGCCTAAATTTCTTTCTGGAAGAAGGAAGATTGACGATGAGGAATTCCAACACCAAAAGCAAAGACTCGACTGGGGACTAGTGCCAGACCCACTAGATATTGGAAGCTATAAAGACGAAATGAAAAAATTGCGGGGGATAAAATGAGCGTAGAATTTCTTAATGAGGATAACTCAGAAAACATAATTAATATTTCAAACAATGCGGATTGGTTTTCTTTAAAAAAAGACGAAGTCAGCAACGACCCATTTGCAGCGGGCCTAGAAGATCTTAAAAAGGTAAGAGGCCTAGGACCAGCCTTTAAGCGCAAGATTAGCAGAGAGTTTTCTAAATCATTTTCTGGTAGAGAAGAGACGGGCACACAGCAAAATTTATTAGCACAAGCAATTACTGGCTATGCTATGTTTGACCTAGTAGAACCACCATACAACCTAGAGTACCTTTCAAAGGTATATGAGATTTCAACATATAACTATGCTGCAATTAATGCTAAGGTAGCAAACATTGTTGGACTAGGATATGATTTTATAGAGACAAAGAAAACAAACGATGCCATTGATTCACTTACGGACGAAAAGTCCCTTGAAAGAGCCCGTAGAAAGCTAAGCAAATTAAGACAAGATTTGCATACTTGGCTTGACACTACAAATGACGAAGATACTTTTACCCAGACATTAATTAAAGTTTTTACAGATTACGAAGCAACAGGCAATGGATACATTGAAATTGGTAGAACCACAAATGGAAACATTGGATACATCGGTCACATCCCAGCAAAGACAATGCGTGTGCGTAGACTCAGAGATGGCTTTATTCAGCTTCTATACGGCAAGGCTGTTTACTTCAACAACTTTGGGGACACAGAAACAGAGAATCCAATTGCTGGTCAAGAAGACCGCCCAAATGAAATCATTCATATAAAAAAGTATACCCCAATGAACAACTATTATGGAGTTGCAGATATTATTGCAGCCCAGGTTTCACTTGCAGGTAACGAGTTGTCTGGAAGATATAACCTTGATTACTTTGAAAACAAAGCGGTTCCAAGATATATTATTACAGTAAAAGGCGCAAAGCTTTCTCCAGAATCAGAAAGAAAATTGCTTGAGTTTTTCCAGGTTGGACTAAAGGGAAAGAACCACAGATCACTTTATATCCCACTTCCAGGAGACACCCCAGACTCAAAAACCGAATTTAAAATGGAGCCAGTTGAGGCAAATCCACAGGAATCTTCATTTAATATTTATCGCAAATCTAATAGAGATGAAATACTTCTGGCCCACCGTGTCCCAATTAATAAAATTGGAACCCCCGAAGGAGTTAATTTAGCCGTAGCACGAGATGCCGATAAAACATTTAAAGAGCAGGTTTGCCGTCCAGCACAAATGATTTTAGAGAAAAAATTAAATAAAATATTTGAGGAAAAGACAGATGCATTAACCCTTAAATTTAATGAATTAACTCTTACCGACGAAGATACTCAATCTAAAATCGACGAAAGATATTTAAGAATGCAGGTAATTACCCCTAATGAAGTTAGAATTAGAAAGGGTATGATTCCTCTAGACGGCGGAGATGAAGTAGTTGATTTAAAGGCACAGGATGCAGCAGAGCAAAGTGCCCAGGCTGGAAATACAAGACAAAGATCCCAAAACCGAGAGGCAACCTCACCAGATAAATCTGGAGAAGGACGAAATGCCAAAGGCGATGGAAGACAAGTTGACTAACCCTGCTCAACTGTTATTTGCCTTTTTATCTATAAGTCGCTAAAATTAAGCATATGAATATTGAAAAGTCCCTATGGACTAGCCATGGCAATGACATTAGTTTATCTGTCCCTTTCACAAAAGTAAACCGTGAAAAGAGAACAGTATCTGGTTTTGCTACCCTAGACAATATTGATCAAACAAATGATGTTGTAACCGCAGAAGCAAGTATTAAAGCATTTGAAAGTTTCCGTGGAAACATTCGTGAAATGCACGGATCTCTTGCAGTTGGCAAAATGGTTTCATTTAAGCCAGAAACTTTTTATGACCCAGCAACTAAAGAATTTTATAATGGAGTATATGTAACAGCATACATTTCAAAGGGTGCACAGGATACCTGGGAAAAAGTTCTAGACGGAACCCTATCTGGATTTTCAATCGGCGGAAAGATTAATGAGTCAGATAACGAAGTTAATAAGGCAAGCGGTAAGACAGTAAGATTTATTAAGGACTACGATTTGATTGAACTATCAATTGTAGATTCTCCAGCAAATGAACTTTGCAATGTTCTATCTATTCAAAAGGTAAATGGCCAATTGATATTTAAGGGAATTGCAACCGAAGTAGTAACAGAAAATATTTTTTACTGTGAAGACAGTAACTCTGTTTTTATCTCAACAGAGAAAACATATGACTCACCAGTTTCTGGTAAGCCAGCACAACTAATTGGTTGGGTTGAGAGCTCAGATGTTAATAAAGCAAAAGAGATTGATAAGATTCTTGATGCGTACAAGCATTCAAGATTTACGTTGCCTGATACACAAACAATTGCAAAACAGGCAAACGCAGAAGGAGGTAATGAAATGTCAGACAATACAGAAAACGTAGTTGTAGAAGATGTTGCAGTTGATGCAGCTCCAGAAGCAGCCGTTGAAGATACAGCAGTAGTTGCAGAAGATGCAGCTCTCTGGAAAAAGCAGCCGAAGTATCAGAAGATAAGGTTGATGAACCTGATTTTGCGAAGATGTTAGGCGATCTAAAAGGCTTTTTCTCAGAAACTCTAAATAAGGCATCTGAAGCAAATGCAGCACAAGTAACAACAATCCAAGAGACTGTTGAATCTTTTAGCAAGAGCGTAGATTCTAGAATTTCAGAGTTGGCAGAACAACACAAAGTACTTTCAAGTACTGTAAATGATATCAAGAGCACGATTGATGGTGTACAAAAGCGTGTCGATGCAGTAGAATCAGAGACTGCAATTAAGAAGTCTTCAGATCTTGGCCGATCAGAAGAGGTAACAATCAGAAAATCTAAATGGAACGGTTCTTTCCTCGGTTCCGTAAACGAAATATTTAACTAAGGTAGGTATAAAATAATGAGCAATGAAACATTAGAAAAGGCCGTAAACGCTGGTACTCAGGTATCAACAGGATTCGGTTCAGCAACTGGTGGAACAGGAGTACACGTAGCGTCTGAAAATGGCAACGGTGGACTTCTAAACCCAGAACAATCTGCTCGCTTCTTAGATTATATGTTCGACGCAACCGTAATCGGTAAGGTCGCACGTACAGTTCGCATGAAGTCAGATACAGCAGAAATTGATCGTATGTCAGTAGGCGAAAAGCTTATGAAGCTTGCGACAGAGGCAGACAATACCGCTGTTAACTCAGCAGTAACTTTCTCAAAAATCTCTTTGACAACAAAGAAGCTACGCATGGACTGGGAGCTTTCAACAGAGTCTCTAGAAGATAACATCGAAGGTGCAGATCTAGAAGATCACATTGCACGTTTGATGGCGACACAAGCAGGAAATGACATCGAAGATGTTATTCTTAACGGTGACACATCACTTTCTTCAGACGCACTTTACAAGTCATTTGATGGCGTTGTAAAGAAGGCAAAGGCATCAGGTCGTGTCGTAGACGCAGCTGGAGCCGCAGTATCACGTGAAGTATTCAACAAGGCACTTAAGGCTATGCCACGTAAGTACAAGCAACGTCGTGGAGACCTTCGCTTCCTTGCTGGATCAAACTTGATTCAGGATTTCCTATAT